CGAAAAAGAAGTGAAGAAAAATTAAAAATGGAAGGTTTTGTTGAAGGACAGTCACTGAGGAATGAGACAGTTTTCCTGGTGGAGGATAAGAAAGGAGAAAAACCAACCAAAAGAAAGAAGAAAAAAACATGACTATGATGAGCTATGAAGACTTAGAAAAAGATCAACAGGAGATATTAGAAAAATCTGATATCAATACGTTGGCAAATTATTGTCAAGAGCTGAGAACTTATGAAGATGAGATCGAAGAACTTGAACAACAGATAAAATCAAAAAAAGAAAAAGCAGACAAGATTAGTTCAGAGATAATACCAAACTTACTTGCAGAGCAAGGTTTGGCATCTTTGAAATTAGCTGATGGCAGAACTGTAGATGTTCGAAAGACATACAACTGCACCATAAGAAAAGATAATATGGAATCAGCTTACAAATGGCTTCGTGATAACGGGCTGGCTGACATCATTAAAAACGAAGTTAGCGTACAGTTCGGAAAAGGCGAGGATGACAAGGCCAAGCAGTTGCTTGATCTTGCGGTGACCAATGGGTACGAGCCTCAACAAAAAACAAAAGTTGAGCCTATGACCCTGAAGGCCCTTTACAGAGAGCGTGTTGAGGCCGGCCTCGACATGCCCTCTGAGTCTTTCAGTTTATTTGTGAAAGACCAAACTAAAATTAGCCGGAAATAACGAATCATGAACAAGGAGAAAAGAAACATGAACCAAGTAGCGAAAAAAGAAAAGTCAGACATAGCTCTAGCGGGTATGTTTGAACAAGACCAAGCTGGTGGTATGGACCAAATGGGGCAGGGCGATTTTGCAATGCCTTTTTTGCGTGTGCTAGGCCAGCTATCACCCGAGATAAATAAACGGGACTCAAAGTATGTTGAGGGCGCTGAGGCAGGTATGATATTCAATACCGTGACTAAGCAAACATACGACGGCGAGAAAGGCGTCAATGTATTACCTTGCGGTTACAAAAGGGAATATGTTGAGTGGTCTGATCGTGGGGAGGGCACAAGTGCTCCTGTTGCGATACACCCTGTATCAAGTGGTATCATTAAAGATACTACCAGGGGTTCCGACTATAAAGATAGATTACCAAACGGTAACTATCTTGAAAACACTGCATCATACTTTGTTATGATGGAGGACATGTCGCAAGCATTGATCACAATGAAATCAACACAGTTGAAAGTAAGTAGATCATGGAACTCGATGATGAACAGCATTAAGCTGAAAGGCGCAAATGGTTTGTTCACACCGGCTTCTTACAGTCACGTGTACAATCTTAGCTCAGTTCAGCAATCAAATGACAAGGGAACTTGGTTTGGTTGGAACGTGCAAAAGATCGGTCCTGTACAGGATAAGAGCCTGTATGAGGCTGCAAAACAGTTTGCCGGCAGTGTTGGTAACACTGCGGTGAATCATGGTGAAGGTGAGGCCAAGTCAAAGGCACAAGACTCGGTACCATTTTAACATGAAAGAGACGCGTAAAGTTTTCCCCCCTTACGCGTCTCTGACCTTCGACGAGTATTGGTTGGAGCAGGATGAACTGTGGGACATAAGCTTAAAGGAGTCTAAGAAACAGAGAGATGAGCGACAGAGAAAACTATCAAAGAAAATATTACAGGACGAAAACGATGGCGAAAATGAGGCGTCGGATAAAAACCTTAGAAACCCTGTTAAAACAGATACTTGAAAGTCCAGAAGGAATAGAGTATAGAAACAGAAAGTCCAAAGAGTATCAGAAAGAATACAGGACAAAAAACAAAGACAAAATTGTACAATACAGAAAGGAGTACAAGAACTATGGATAAGTTCAAAGAAATATTCGAAGGCAATAACAGTGCCTACGGAATCATGAGACGCACAGGTGAGGTAACCGATAAAGGTAAAGCCGTTGCTAAAGCGCAAATCAAAAGAGAAAAAGTTGTAGACTATTTATGGCAGGATCACTTAGACGGTAAAGATCCGGCTTTAGGAATAATACCTATCAATGAAAACAATATGTGCAGATGGGGTTGTATTGATATAGATGAATACAATCTAGATCACTTAAATGTAATGCGCAATGTAAAAGGCATGGGCTTTCCATTAGTGACTTTTAGATCAAAGTCTGGTGGTGCACATTTATTTTTATTTGCTAAAGAATTTGTACCTGCAATATTAATGCAGACAAAACTAAAAGCTATGTCAGAAGCTTTGGGTTATGGAGGTAGCGAAATATTTCCGAAACAAACTGAAATATTAGTTGAGCGTGGCGATACGGGTAACTTTTTAAATTTACCATACCACGGCGGTGTTCGTGGTTTGAGGTACACATATAAAGCAGGCGGAGAAGCGGCTAACTTAGAAGAGTTTTATACTATCTATGATGAATGGGCGCAGACCAGAGAACAAATAGAAGGTATAACTATACGAGAAGATACAAAGACTAAAAAAGAAGAGGCGTTTCCTGATGGACCACCTTGCCTAAACAAACTAGCGATAGATGGTTTTGGTGAAGGATCAAGAAATAATGCACTATTTAACGTGGCTGTTTATTGCAAGAAGGCGCATGCTGATGACTGGGAAAACCAGGTTGGTATGTATAATCAAAAGTATATGGACCCACCACTTAGTTATCAAGAAGTGCAGTTGGTAATAAAATCTGTAACCAGAAAAGGTTATGATAAATACAGATGTAAAGAACAACCGATTTGTAGTGTTTGTAAACCTGCTCAATGCAGAACAAAAAAGCATGGTGTTGGTTTTGAAGAAGAACAGATGCCGGAACTAGATACACTTACAAAGATAACATCTAATCCACCGCAATGGTTTTTAAATGTTGATGGTACAAGAGTTGAGTTGAAAGCAGAACAATTACATAATCCTAATTTATTTGCTTTGGCACTTTTGGAACAAGCAGACATTGTCGCTCCTATTATGAAAGCTCAAGATTGGAGAGAAGTTTATTTGAAACCATTGATGTCAAACTTACAAACAGTAGAACCACTGGAATCTTTAAATCCAATAAATCAGATTATAAACTTATTGTATGACTTCACAGTGAACAGACCTGCTGCAAGAACAAAGGACGACATACTAAATAAAATGTCTTACACAGAAGAAGGTTATACATATTTTAGAATGGATGACTTTTATTCTTTTTGTAAAAGAAACAACTGGGACATTGACAAAGTCAAAACAGGTAATCTGATGAAACAGCTAGACGACATCTTTGAAGACGAGATTAGAATGACTCTAAAGAACCAAACACCAAGAGTTATAAAAATAAAAGCTATGAAAAAAGATAAACCTGCTCTTAGTAAAGTTAAATACGAGGAGACTCCGTTTTAGTGAAAACCATAATACTAGGACCGCCGGGGACTGGAAAGACTACAACGCTATTAGATTTAGTGGATGAGTTTATACGCGCCGGTACAAACATAAAGAACATAGGATATTTTTCTTTTACAAAAAAAGCTGCATGGGAAGCAACACGCAGAGCAGAAGAAAAATTTATGATCGATGCCAAAGATATTCCTAACTTCAGAACTTTGCACTCTTTTGCTTTTAGAACACTAGGTATGAAAAAAGAAAGAGTGATGGGTCACGGTGATTACAGAGACTTTGGAGTTAAGATGGGTATACCTATCAAGACAGCGTGGTACAGCCAAGAGGACGGTATATTTAATTCTGACAATGAGTACTTACGATTAATCAACAAAGCAAGAGTTTTAGAAATTCCTGTGTTAGATCAATACGACAAAAACGAACACAGTATGGACATAGAACGTGATGTATTATATCTTATAGATCAAGAACTTAAGAGATATAAACAAGAGAAAGGTCTTTATGATTATGATGACATGTTGGAAAAATTTATTAAATCAAGTGTTTCGCCGTCTTTTGACGTATTATTTATTGACGAAGCACAGGACCTCTCACCTTTGCAGTGGCGAATGGTCAGGACTCTTTGGTCGAAAGCAGACAAGACCTACATTGCAGGGGATGATGATCAGGCTATATTTAGATGGGCTGGTGCTGACGTTGATAGTTTTATCGCTCTTAAGGAAGAGGTAGATCACGTAGATACATTAAGTCAATCATACAGAGTTCCAGGCGGACCAATACACGAACTTTCACAAAGCATAATTAACAAAGTGTCAAACAGATTTGATAAACCATATTTACCTAGACAAGAATATGGAGACTTGACACGCTACTCAGACATTGCTCAAGTTGATATGACTCATGGTGAGTGGCTGATACTTACAACTGCACATCACTTTTTAGACGATGTAAAAGAATACATAGAACAAAGTGGTTGGTACTATTCACACAAAGGCAAAAACTCAGTCAAGTTAGAATTACTACATGCGATACAAAACTGGGAACGTTGGAGAGGTAGTGAAACACTTTTACCTTATCTTTCAATCAAAAGTATTTATTCTTACCTAGGTGACAATGTTGCACCAGGATATAAAAAATGTGCAACGATGGATGAACAAGAAAGTTATCTTATAGAAGATTGCATCGGGGAACACGGATTACAAATAAATGATGTTTGGTACAAAGCGTTTGCAGGTTTAGATACCAACACAGAAAACTACATTCGTAATATGCTATCAAAAAAAGAAAAGTTTAATCAAATACCAAGACTAACACTATCAACAATACATGCTGCAAAAGGAGGTGAAGCTGACAATGTATTACTTCTTCCTGATATTACTAAGTCTGCTGTTGACAACAATGATCGTGATCCAGATGAATTACACAGATCTTTCTATGTTGCTGTAACACGGGCGAAGCAATCACTACACATACTAGAACCAAAAAATTATGACAGGGCATACATACTGTGAGATTTCATGAACACATAAAAGGTGACAAAGCAGAATACATTGCTGCGATGTGGTTGTGGGACCAAGGATACCTGGTTTGTAGGAACATGTCACAACAAGGCGCTGTTGATTTAGTTGCAATAAAAGAATATGAGGTTATACTCATCGACGTTAAGTCTGAATGCAGAAGAAAGCGAGACGGATACAAGATAAACAGATCGTTGACAGATGTTCAAAAGGTACTGGGGGTAAACATTTTAAACGTTAATGTTGACACAGGAGAATGCACATATGTCTAAAAAACACGACCCAGTAAACTTTCCATCACACTACAACAAAGGCGACATAGGTTGCATAGATGCAATCAAATCATGTCAGGGTGATGGTTTTAAATATTATCTACAAGGCTCAGCTAT